GTAAACAGCCTCGTAAACCAACCGAGGGGTCCAGGCCGCGTTTCCGTGCTCTTACACCGGGTAGTTTACGAGGCTGTTTACGGGCCAATCCCGGAAGGGTTTGAGGTCCACCATCGAGACGATGACCCATTCAATAACCATCCCGCAAACCTTGGCGCCTTGCCCAGGTTTATTCACCGGAGCGGCCACAAATCAGAGCCGAGGCATGTCTGTGTTTGCCAGATATGCGGGAGAGAGTTCGGATGCTACCAGGCCTTTGGTAAGCGATGCAGCCCAGAGTGCAAGCGGATCTATCACGCTAGATTGGAGCGAGAGCGCCGAGCCCGCTTACAATCTAACGGTTGATGTAGACGAGTGCTATTTTGTTAGAGGTGCCGACAATAGGGCGTACCTCGTATCAAATTCCTCGCACAGCGCGGACGCTTTCGGGCTGATGTGCGTTGCTTACGAGATGCCGCAGGGCCGGCCGAAGAAATTGAAATACCCGGCGATGGGGATCGTGTGATGGTAATCGAGATCCTCTTTATTATTTTCATGGTTCTGTGGTTGCTGACCTTCTTCCCCTCCGGGGTGCAGGCCGGCTACCCGTGGGCCAACGGGGTGTTGGCGTGGCTCTCCGTGTTGATGCTGGGGATCTTCCTGTTTTTGCCGATGGTGAGGTGACAGACTACCCGGCATGGGCCGAATGGGCCGCCTGGCAGTGGGCCGTCGCTGGCCGCTTCCAAAAGTATATCGCCCGGGATCTGGGATGCCCGTCTGGTGCAGTCTGTGTCGGTATAACCAGGTTTCTGGCCGCCACCTATCCCGAGCTTGCCGTGGGGGAGTTGATTTACGGTGAGACTATTCGCCGGTTGAATACTGCTGGGTGGGGACACCGAGAGTTAGCGCAGCGCCATTTTGTCGGTCGCCTTGAGCCTGCGCCGCCAGCCGACCTAACCGCTCGCGGCGATCCTTTCGTTCGCCGGCGCGCGGGTCGCGTCTGCGATCCAGATGAGCGCCACGCGCCGCGCGATGTCTGGCTGGAGTTTCTGCCGCCGCTCGACCCGCGGCTCGATAACATGGTGCCGGTGACTTGGAAGGATGTTTGATGAGTAGCAGTGACAGTGCGATGTTTGCCGAGCTGGTGGTGCGGGTGGACCGCCTGGAGGCGCGCCTGGCTGAGGTGATCGAGCGGCTCGAGGGCAAGCAATTGCACGGCGAGCTGTATGGGCCTGAGGTCGATCACGCGGCGGATCGTGAGGCTCGGCGCGGCCCGGGGCGGCCGCCGGGATCAACAACCGGAAAGGCGGCGTGATGTTCAAGGATATGTTTAAGACGCAGAAGCGGAAGCCCAAGAAGGCGGCCAAGGGCGCGTCAGCCAAGGAAGCCGCGGCCGCGGGCGAGCGCGAGGACGCGCAGGAGCGCGCCGGCAATGCCGTCTAAGAGCAAATCCCAGGCGCGGCTTTTTGCTGCTGCTGCGCATGATCCGGCCTTTGCGAAGAAGGTTGGCGTGCCGCAGAAGGTAGCGAAAGAGTTCAACCGCGCCGATGTGAAGACCGGCATCTTGAAGAAGGGCGGCCGCAAGCGATGAGCGACCTAGCCTACCGCGGCGCGGCCTTTTCCGGGGACGTGCTGGACCGGCGGCATGTCTATGAGCCGGGCGAGCGGCAGGACGTGGTGCAGGGGCTCGAGCTGGACGGGCTCGACGAGGAGCACGTCAAGAACGTCATCCGGCAGGAGCTGAACGACGCGTTGGGGCGCGACGGCGGGCAGCTAAGCGCTGATCGGTTGGAGGCACTGCGGTTTTATAACGGCGAGCCGTTCGGCAACGAGGTGCCAAACCGCAGCGAGGTCGTCATGCGGACGGTGCTGGAGGCGGTGGAGTGGGTATTGCCGGCGCTGATCCGAATCTTTACCGCGTCCGACCAGATCTGCGTGGTGGAGCCGCCGGCGCCGGGGGCCGAATCTCATGCGAAGCAGGCCACCCTCTACCTCAACCACATCTTTCATCGCGACAACCAGGGGTTTTTGCTGCTCCACGACTGGTTCAAGGACGCGCTCCTCGAACGCCTGGGCTGGGTCAAATACTACTGGGACACGCAGCGGACCACCGAGACGCAGAGCTATACGGGCCTGACCCGCGAGCAGTACGACGCGCTCCTGGGCGGCGACACCGACGTCGAGGTGGTAAAGCTCACTCGTTATATGCAGGACACGGACGAGTTTGGGCTGGACCGGGCTTTTGTGCCGCCGCCTCCCGCGCCCGTGTCCAGGCCAATGCCGCTGCCGCCCACGCCGCCTGGGCTGCGTGCAGGGCCTCCACCGGGCGTTGGATTGCCGCCGGGGATGGCCGCACCATTGCCGCCTCCGCCGGTCGAGCTTTTCGACTGCACGCTACGCTACACCCGCGAAAACGGCGTGGTCACGATCGTCAACGTGCCGCCGGAGGAGATCCTGTTTTCGCGGCGGGCCAAGCGCGACGAGATGCCGTTTATCTGCCACCGCCGGCGCTGGACCTATTCGGATCTGATCCAGCAGGGCTACGACGCGGACTGCCTGGACCTCGTGCCGTCCGACGACAGCATGGAATACAACAGCGAGCGGGTGACAAGGCACCGCGAGGACATGGACTGGCCCGACAGCGCCAAACAGGGCCCGATGCGGGAGCTGTGGGTCGAGGAGAATTGGTGCCGGCTCGGCCTCGAGGAGGACAGCAAGACCACTGAACTTTACAAGGTGATGACGGCCGGCAACGGGCTGGTCATCCTGACCCGGGACGGCAAACCCGCCGTCGAGGCCGTCGACGAGCCGGGGTTTGTGTCGATCTGCCCGATCCCGGCGCCGCACAAATTGGTGGGCCTCAGCCTCGCCGATCTGACGATGGATCTGCAGCTCATCAAGAGCACGATCATCCGGCAGATGATCGACAACGCCTTTCTGTCGAACTGGCCGCGGATCGAGGTCGGCGACGACGTCGTCAACGAGAACACCTACGACGATTTGTTGACCTTGCGCCCCGGCGGGGTGGTGCGGACCCGGCGATTGGGCGGCATCCAGCCGATGATGATCCCCTTCACCGCCGACAAGTCGTTCCCGCTGGTGGAGTATCTAGATCAAACCCAAGAAGTAAGGACGGGTGTTGCAAGACATAACCAAGGAATCAACCCAGACGATCTAAATAAAACAGCAACAGGAGTCTCGCTTCTTCAGCAAGCTGCCGCGCAACGAGTCGAGCTTTTTGCCCGCATCTTCGCGCACGGGGTCGAGCAGTTGATGCGCGGGGTCATGCGCCTGGTGCAGCGGCACCAACAGCAGGAGCGGGTGATCCGGGTGACCGGCGGCTGGCTCAGCGTCGATCCGCGGCAGTGGCGCCAGGAGATGCCGGTGACGGTGTCGGTGGGGCTGGGCACCGGCAACCGCGACCAGATACTCCAGCACCTGATGCAGATCATCAGCCTGCAAGGCACCATCGTGCAGCAGCAGCAGGGGGTGCAGGGTCCGCTGGTCTATGCGCAGAACGTCTATGATGCGCTGAAGGCGCTGCAGGAGAACGCGGGCTTTAAGTCGAGCTTCTTTGCCGATCCGAGCCAAGGCCCGCCGCCCGGTACACCGCCGCCCCCGCCGCCGCAGCCCTCCCCGGAGATGATGAAGGCGCAGGCGTCGATCCAAACCGAGCAGATGCAGGCGCAGGCCAATATCCAGGCGATCGGGGTGAAGGCGCAGGCCGAGCAGCAATTGATGATGGAGAGGGCGCAGGCGGACGCGGCGATCCAGCAGCAGAAGCTCGAGCACGAGAAGCAGATGGGGCTCTTGAAGGCGCAGCACGAGCTCGACCTGGAGCGCCAGAAAGCCGAGAACAACCTGGCCGTAGGCATGGCCAAGGTGAAGATCGCCGGCGAAGCGAAGCAGCGCGAGATCGAGCTGAAATACGCCGCCGGGGCCTACGATCAGACACCGCGGGCGCCGAAAGGGCAAGGCGGTCCGCCCGGCTGATGGCGGCGCTCGACTGGTTGCAGCAGTTGCGCCTCACCGAATGGTACTGGCGGCAGCCGACGCCTTGGGCCTCGACCCAGGCGCCGCCCGAGAACGCGGGCGAGCTGGGCGAGGAAGCCCGCAAGCTGCTGGACAACCCGGTGCTGCACGAGGCGCTGAACCGGGTCGAGCGCAAGCTGATCGAGACCTGGCGGAACACGCCGGCCGGGGACGAGGCGGGTCGCGAGGCGGCTTATCGGCTGCACTGGGCAGTCGAAGCGCTGCGGGCCGAACTCAGGGTGATGATCGCCAACGCAGGCATGGCGGGGCGGAAATAGATGGCGGATTACCCGACATACCCGGAGTTCAGCCCGGAGGAGTTGAACCTGTGGTGGCATCATCTGGGCAATCTGCGCCGGCCCGATAGTTACGTGTCGCCGGCCGGTGATAACTCGACGATGCTGCAAGCGGTGGTGCCGGGGCCTGGCGGTCGGCAGTATTCGATCCCGACTGTGTGGGACGCTCAGCCGTTGACCTTGGACGAGTCGATTGCCCGAGCCGGGCAGGCTGGCTGGCAGAACTGGCCGAGCTACAGCAACCCGGAGACTGCGGACTATCGCTACGGGTTGTTGCATCGGTTTATGGATCGCGGCGGGGAAACCCAGCGAGCGCTGCGGCCGCGGTTGCGGGGCTTGCTAGAGCCCGATTGATGAACGTGCTGGGCCTGACCAACCGGCAGCTACTCGTGCGGGCGCTGCGCCGGCTGGTGCAGGAGGTCGAGTCCGGCCTGGTTTCGGCCGAGGCGCTGGAGTGGGCACACGATGCGCTCGGCGAAGTGGTGCGCAACAAGCGGCCCGAGAGCATCGCCAAGCTGAAGCCGACCAAGGTCGTCTAGCGGCGTTGGCGGGCTTTTGCTCTTTCGTCGAAAGCCAAGAGCACGATAGCCATACCGCAGCCGATGCCGGCCATGACGGCGCCGATCGGCTGCCGGCCAACGGCGAACGATCCGAGGCTTAGGGCCAGCGCTGCAAGGTTGAGCCAGACGATCATCTGGCCAGTATAAAGCAAGATCCCCCACCTTCGGCGCCAGACTTGTGACCTGACGCCGATAGGCGGGAGGGGAGGAAGCCATCCTCCCGGCAGTGCAAATATAGCGAACACGCCAGCGCTGTGAAGCGCCGGCAATCCCGGAGATGGAATAGATGAGCGACACCGGCCAGCCCGGCGGCGGCGAGCAGTTTGTGCCCGCGCCGGGCCGCGAGATGTCGGAAGCCGACGTCATGGCGGGCATCGAGGGCCTGCTGGACGACCGGCCCGCGAAGCGACCCCCGCCGCCGCAACGGAATCAGCCCCAGCGGGCCTCCGATGTGCCGGCGGAGACGGAGGAGCCTGGGCCCGATCCCAGGCCTGGACCGGAAGACCCGGCCCCCAGCGAGGAGGAGGACGACGACTATACGCCCGACCCGGACAACGCCGCCGACCAAGGCGACGATGTTGCGGACCATCAGAGTGTAGAGCCGCCAAGTAGTTGGAATAACGCCGACAAGGAAGTGTTCCGGGCGCTCCCACCCGAAGCCCAGGCGATTATCGCCCGGCGGGAGAGCGAGCAGAACAAGGCCTTCACCCAGAAAACCCAGGAAATAGCTGAACATCGCAAAGCGCTCGAAAGCACCTTTCAGGAAATCCAAAGCGAGCGCGACGCTTACGCTCGCAACCTTCAGCAACTGTTGTTCGTGGCTGCGCCCGAGGCCCAGAAGTTTGCCGAGATCGATTGGCAACGGCTGGCCTCAGAGCAGCCGGCGGACTATGTCCGGCTGACCGCCGAACGCGACGCGCTACGCGGCCGGATCGGCGGCATCCAGGGCGAATTGCAGCGGGTGGCTCAGCAGGCGCAGCAAGCGCAGGCGCAGCAATTCGCGCAAGTCCGCCAGGCCGAGCAACAGCGCCTGATCGAGGCCCTCCCCGACTTCGGCGACCCGCAAAAGGCGCCGCAGAAGGTGGCCGAGATGCGGGCCTGGCTGAACGCCAAGGGCTTCTCCGACCAGGAGATCGGGCAGGTGGTGGATCACCGCGTGCTTCTCGTGGTCGACGAAGCCATGCGGGCCGACCGGACCAGAGAAGTCCGCCGGCAGGCCGAGACGAAGCGTAACGGGGCCGCACCCCAGGTGCAGCCGCCCGGTGCGCCGCGGCAGCGCGGCGATACCCAGGCGGCCCAGCGCCGCGGGCAGAAGATGGCCGCTGTCAAGAAGAGCGGCAGCGAGCGCGATGCGATCAGCTATCTCCTGGAGGTTCTGTGACACCGCCAACACCGCCTTTGGCAAGCGGCACCGCCAGCGCTGCGAAGCGCCGGCCATCCCTCTGATGGAGCCTTTTAGCTATGGCCATAATAAGTGGAACCGCGACCACCTTTAGTGGATCGCCAGGAATGCAGGGACTTCGTGAAGATCTCTCGGACATGATCTACAATCTAAGTCCCTCTGATACTCCGTTCACCTCTAACGTCGGCCGCGGAACCGCCGATGCGGTCTTGCATGAGTGGCAAACCGATACTCTCGCGGCTGCAAATACTGCCAACGCGCAGTTCCAGGGCGACGATATCGCGACTTTTACCGCCGCCAGCGTCACGTCGCGCCTGGGCAACCGGACGCAAATCAGCCGTAAGGAAGTCATCATCAGCGGCACGCTAGATGCCGTAAACAAGGCGGGCCGGCGCACCGAACTCGCCTACCAGATGACCAAGCGGGCCAAGGAGTTGAAGATCGACATAGAAGCGATCTGCTTGTCGAACCAGGCCAAGGTGACGGGCGCCGCAGCGACGGCACCGAAACTGGCGAGCGTGCTGTCGTGGATCAAGACCAACGTCAGCCACGTTGGGACCAACCCAACGGGTGACGGCACGGACGCCAGAGTGGACGGCACGCAGCGGGCCTTTACCGAGGCGATGTTGAAGACGGTGATGGCGTCGGTTTACACCAACAGCTCGGAAGACCTCGACGTGCTGATGGTGGGTGCCAGCAATAAAGCCGTCGTTTCAGGCTTCACCGGCAACGCCACGAAGATGGTGGATGTGATGGAGAAGCAGGTCGTCGCCACGGTCGACGTCTACGTCGGCGACTTCCACACGGTCCGGGTGATCCCGAACAGGTTCATGCGGACGAGAGACGCATTGCTGCTCAACTGGTCCTATTGGTCGATCGATTGGCTGCGGCCGATCCGGCAGATCGAGCTGGCCAAAACCGGCGACGCCGAGAAGCGGTTGCTGATCGGTGAATACACGCTGGCGGCGAAGAACGAGGCCAGCTCAGGTCTGATCGCCGACCTCACGACACCATAGCTTGCCGGGGTTCCAGCTTCAGGGCCCGACGAGCTAGGTGGCGGGGCAGGGTCTGACGCGCTGCCCCGCCACTGACCTATGAGGAGAGGGATGACCGAATACCTGCTCGACCGCCACCCGGACGGCACCTACGAGACCTTTGAGTACGACGACGCCACCGGCAACATCACGGTGCGCCGCTGGGCCGACGTGCAGCCTGCGATCGACGCCAACAAGGCCGCTCACCTCGAGGGGGATGGCAAGACCGGGGACTTCTGGCTGGCGGCCTCGATCCCGATGGAGGTGGCGGCAATGTGGAAGCAACTCTACGGGGTGGACGCCTACCGCGCCGAGCACTGGCCGGCGGTGAAGAAGCTCCTGAACGATCCCGATTGGCGTCACCTGCGCCCGACATCATTCAGGCTGTAACGATGCCGCTATCGACCTACGCCGAATTGCGCGAATCCATTTTGGGGTGGCTGGCCCGGCCTGGCGACCCGCTGGTGGCGCCGGCGGTGCCCGACATGGTGCGGCTGTTCGAGGCCGAGGCGACCCGGCGGCTGAAGGTGGGCGCGGCCGAGAAGATGGTGACGGTGACGACGGTCGCCGGGGTGCCGAGCGTGCTGCTGCCGCCGGATTTCGGGCAACTGCGACGGGTAAGCCGCGACGGGCTGACCCTAGCCTATGTCGGGCCGACCTCGATCCCCGGCATGTCCGGGCCGCCGTTGGCATACACGCTGTGGGGCGCTACCACCCTCTGGCTCGGCCCGGCGCCCGATACGGCCTACGAGATCGAGCTGCTCTACCAATCCGGGGTGCCGCCATTAAGCGACAGCAACCCGACGAACTGGCTGCTGGCTGCCAACCCAGACGCCTATCTGTTCGGCTGCCTCGTCGAGGCCGAACTCTATATCGGCCACGACGAGCGGGTGCCCCTCTGGGCGCAGCGCCGCGAGGCGTGTTTCGCGAGCATCGAGCAGGCCGACAGAAAAGCCCGGTGGGGCAGCCCGATGTCGATCGTGGTGGACGGCATCACCGCGCCTGCGGGCGGCGGCGGTAGCGGAGGAGCAAATTCGGCGATGGCTAGTGTCAGCGTGTCTGAAACCGCCCCAGCTAACCCGCATTCCGGCGACCTGTGGTGGGATAGCAGCACCGACACCGCTGCCGGCGGCGGGCAACTCTATGTGTATTACATCGATGGCAGCGGCGATGCGGCTTGGACCGCCGCCACCAATCAGCCGGGCAGCCCCGGCCCCGCCACTGATGGTGTCGTCACGGTGACGCCGGCTAGCGGCGATACGGTGAAGGTCGACGCTGCCAAGCCTAACCTCTATATCCTCTCGCCGGCCCTGGCGGCGTTGACCGTGCAACTGCACGCTTCGCCTTTAAACGGCAACACCGTGCAGTTGTGCTTTGCCGCGCCGGTCACCGCCTTGCAGGTCGAGGACTTTGGCGGCACGCCGGTTCCTGGCGCGGCAACAAGTGCCTATGGCCCGGCCGCCGCTTTGATCTTTCGTCATAACGGCACGCAATGGGTTCCTTGGAAATGACGATCGACTTTCCGTCGAGCCCGTCAGACGGGCAGGTGTATTTGGCTGGAGCGGTGTCCTGGACGTGGTCGGGTGGACACTGGATCTCGTCCTATCTGAGCGCTGCCGGCGGGCTGGCCTCGCCATCGACCTTAGTGGTAACCGCCACGGCCACCTTGCCGGCGGGGTTCGGCGGGTTTGTCCGGGTCGAGAATCCCGACCCATCGCCGATTAGCGTCTTTCTGCCGGCCTCCCCATCCGAGGGGCAGGAGATCGAGATCAAGGACACGCTTGGCAATGCCGGCAGCTTTCCCATCACGGTCGACGGCGTCGGCCAGATGATCGAGGGCAGCCCGACGATGGTGATCGCCTTCAACTACGGCTGGGTCGATTTGATCTATACCGGCAGTCTGTGGGTCCAGCGATGATCCGTTATCTGCTGCCGGCCCTGCTCCTCTTAACCTTGCCGGCCAATGGCCAACAAGTGCCGCACCCGGCGCCGATGTCATTGCCGGCGACCAACTCGGCATTGAAGGCGATCAGCGGTGCCATCAATCTGCGCGCCCACCGCCTCGGATTCGCCGCTTCGGGTGATGGCGGCTACGCCGAATATAACTGGTCGGCAGCCAACTGCACCGCGGCCGATGATGGCGCGCAGGTTCAGCCCAGTGTCACCGGGTGCTGGATCGCCGACTTCACGAACATCATTCCAGACGCGCGGGTGTGGGGCGCTACCACCGCTTCAGCGAACGCCACGGCGGCATTGCAGGCGGCAGTCAACGCACGGCAAGGCGCCTCGCTGAGGATTGCCGGTGGCATCTATAAGTTCACCGCGCTGTCATGGACCGGGGCGCTGACCCTGGTCAGCGACAGCGCGCAAGGCGGCCGTACCGGCGGGCCCGGGAGCTTGCCGGGGGCGCAGATCGCTTGTATCGGCAGCGGATTACGGCAGTTGACGGCGAACCAAGCGGCCGAGATAACCCCCGGCCCCGGCAGCGTCATCGACGGGCTGTGCATTGATCATGTCGGGCTCACCAACACGAGCGGTACGGCGATCAGCCTTGTCGGCGCTGGCGCCAAAACCGTCCGGAACACCCAGATCAACGGCGCCTGTGTTGCGGTCGATATCTCGTGGCAAGACGGGCTCGATGCCGGCACCGTCAACAACGCCGGCTATTACGCCGATAGGGTTGATATTCTCGGACCCGCCGATGTCACCGGCTGCGCCGGCTTTCGGGTCGGACACGCGTCCAAGAATAATCCGGTTGGGGCGCAAACGCCGTTTACCGCCGATGCTCGAATCAGCAACAGCAACGTCTGGTGCGCGGGCGGCTCCACCAACAATATCGGCATGCTGATCGAAGAAGCCGGCGGGTTGATTGTTGAGGCAAACGGTATCGTCGGCTGTGGCTGGGGCACGGTCGTGCGGCCCGGCCAATATCAGACCGTCGATAGCCTCAACTTCTCGAATACGACGATCGGCGACACCTCAGCCCATAATGATTTGCTGATCGAAACAGCGCACGCCACGGCGGTTATCCAGCACGTCCACATGGTCAATTCATGGACCGGCTCTGGTTTGGCGGAAACCATCAAGATCGGCGGTGCTGGCGGCGGCGGTATCGCCGGAATCCACATTGCCGGCGGGCGCATCTATGCCAGAGCCGATGCGCCTTTGGGCCAGCGGGCGATCTACGTCACCGCGTCTGGCGATGCGGTCAAGGATATCTCGATCGACAGCAGCACGATCTGCGCCGGGGCGACGTCGAGCGCGGACTATATGATCGTCATTTCGGCTAACGCCCGGTTTGCCCTCCGCGACAACACGATCGGGGTCTGCGACCGGGCGGCCGCCGACTATACGGTTAGCGGTGGTATTCTGTTAAATAACGCCGGCACTCCGACCGGGATAATCTCCGGCAATATGTTTGTCGGAGTTCCGGGCGCCTCAACCCTTATCGTCAGCGGCGGCGCGACGGCGCATCTCGGGGTCGCCAACAATATCGGCCTAGACGATGTCCAGGGATCGGTCGCTTCTGCTACCTCGATCGCCGCACCTCCCTTCCCGGTTGTCACCGTAACTGGGGCGGTGGCCATCCAAAATATCACGAACCAATGGTTTGGCCGGGTGGTGACCTTTGTGCCGGCGCCGGGCGGTACTTTGCCGGCATTCAACGTCGCCGCCGGCAATCTATGTAATTTGATAACTCCCGCCGCCGGAGCATCGGTCATCGCGACATTTTCCGGGGCATCGAATTGCTGGTGGCTAAAATGACCATTGCCCCGTGGCCGGAATGGTTGCCGGATCAGGCGGCTTTCGGCAGCCAGGGCGCGCCGGTGATCAAGAACTGCGTGCCGCTGACGCCGCGCAGCTACGGCCCGATGCCGAGCGCGGTGGTGCATTCGGAGAACGCCTTGGACGAGCGCTGCCAGGGCAGCTACTCGGTGAAGGACGCCGAGAACAACGTCTACATTTTTGCCGGCGATCGCACCAAGCTCTATCAGATCCCGCCAGGTTCCAGAACGCTGAACGATGCGTCGAAGGCCACTCCCGGCGGGCCGGCTTACGCTACGCCGCCGGTTGCCTCGGGCGGGTTCTGGTCGATGACCAGTTACGGCACCAGGATCATTGCCACCAACGGGGTCGATCCGCCGCAGACACTGATGCTGGGCGACACCAATTTTGTCGATCTGCAGCCGGGCGATCCGGTCGGGCCGCCGATTGTGCCGGCGGCACCGCGCGCCCGCTTCTGTGCGGTGGTGAAGGACTTTCTGTTCTTGGCCGACACCACCGATCCGGTCGACGGCCATGTGCCCTACCGGGTGTGGTGGTCGAGCATCAACGACCCGACGAGCTGGCCGACACCTGGGACGGTTGACGCGCTCCAGGTCCAATCAGACTTCCAGGATCTGGTGCAAACAGACTTAGGCAACACAACGGGGTTAATTAGTGGTTTTGCGCCAGGTAGTGATGTAGTTATCTTTTGTGAACGTGGGATCTACACCGCCAGTTATACTGGGCCGCCTCTGCTTTATAATTTCCGCGTGAGTCAAGGGGCTTCCGGCAGCCCCTCGCCGCTTTCGATCGTGCAAGATCACGCCACCTCTCAGGCCGGCATCCGGCCGGTCGTCTATTACCTCAGCGAGGACGGCTTTGCCGCCTTCGACGGCTCGACCAGCTTCCCGATCGGCGCGCAGAAATTCGACCGCGCTTTCTTCCGCGACCTAGACGACACCTACATCAACTATGTGCAAGGCGCCTCAGACCCGCGCAGCCGGGCTATCCTGTGGGCATATCCTAGCGTCGGTTCAGGCGGGCTGTTCAACCGGCTCCTGACCTACAATTGGGAACTCAACCGGGGCACGATCACGGAGCTGGAGCCAGCGCAATACCTAGAGTTTCTGACGACCGCGATGTACGGCGCCGGCTATACGATGGACAATGTGGACGCCTTGTACCCCGGCGGGATCGACCAGGAGCAGCCCGGGCTGGACGATCCGTTTTGGACCGGCAATGCCGCCAGCCGTTTGACCATGTTCGATACCTATCACCGGCTCAACATCGGGGGCGGCCCGGCACTGGCGCCGACCCTGGAAACCGGCGAGATGCAACCGCATGACGGCCGCCGCGCCTTTGTGCAGATGACCAGGCCGCTCAACGACGGTGGTGCGGCCACCATCGCGGTCGGGCACCGCGAGCGCACCACCGACCCGGTGACCTGGGAGGCGCCGGTCAATATCAACCAGATCGGCGAATGCCCGCAGCGCAGCTCGGGGAGGTATCTGCGGTTTAGAATGCAGATGCCGCCGGCGCAGGTTTTTACGCACCTGCAGGGGATCGACGCCATCGTGCTGCCGGAAGGTAAGCGGCGCTGATGGCGGCCCACAGCGCGGTCGCCAGCATCCAGCCGGTCCCGCCTGATCAGCCGCCGGAAGGCTATGCGACCTGGCTCCGAGAGATTGCTGCCGCAGTCAACCTGATCGGCAGCCAGATCAACAACCGGGCGGGATTGCCTGACGCCGCCAACGATGCCGCCGCCGCGGCGCTGGGGGTGCCGGTCGGGGGCGCCTATCGCAGCGGGTCCGCTCTTATGGTGCGGGTTGTATGAGCCTGACGACCTGGGAGTTGCACGGGTTCCTACCGCCCCCGACCCCGGACGCCGTCCAGGTCGATGTGCGCCTGCCGTCGCTCGAAGAGGTGGTCGAGCACTGGACGATCATCGGGCCGCTCTTGCACAAGGCAACCAGCCGCAACGGCTGCTATGAGCCGCTCGATCTGCTGCAGATGGCAATGGCCGGTCAGGCCGGCATCTGGGTGTGCGAGGTAGATGGGTTCATCGAAGCCGCTGTCGTCACCAGGGTCACCGTGTTCCCGCGGCGCCGCATCCTCGAAATGATGGCGGTCGGCGGCAGCGGTATGCGGCATTGGATCGAGCCTCTCAAGGCGGCGATCGACCAGCACGCCCGCGAGTTGGGATGCAGCCACGTCGCCAGCGTCGCACGCCCCGGATGGCTTAGAGCCTGGGGCGCCACCCCGACCGGCGATATCGGCATGGTGAGGAACCTGACATGAAGGGCAGCAGCCCGGCCGGCCAGACCACCCAACAAACGATAAACCCGACCCAGCAGATGCAGGCACCTTTCCTGCAAGGCGGTTGGAACTCCGCGCTCAACCTCTTCGACACGCAGCCGCTGTCGTACTACCCCGGGCAGACCCTGGCGGATTACCGGGCGCCCGACCCGATGGTGGGGAACGCCTACAACAACATCTACAACGCCGGGCAGAACGTCGCTGCGGGCCTGCCCGCCTTCAACGCCAACTATGCCTCAATGGGCCAGTACGCGCCGCAGATCGCCGGTTATGCCAACCAGGCGGCGCAGAACAACAACGCCGGGCTCAACTCTCTGATGCAAACCGCGCAAGGTGGCGGGCCCGGCATGGAGCAATTGGCCAGGTCGGCCAGAGGCGAATACCTCAACAGCAACCCCTACCTCGACGCCGCGATCCAAGCGGCACAAGATCCGACGATACGGAATTACCAGACCTCGATCGCGCCGACGATAGATGCCGCACTGGCGCAGAGCGGGCGCTATGGCTCGGGCGCGCAAGCCGGGCTTTACGACACATCGCAGCGCAACCTTGGTCGCGCGCTGGGTGACATCAGCACGAATATGTCGAACGCCGACTACGGCCGCGAGCGCGGGCTACAGGATGCCGCAGCGCAGCAATACAGCGGCCTCACCAACCAAGCCGGGAATGCCTACGGGCAACTCTACAATTCCGGTCTCGGCCTCGGCATGACCGGGCTTACCGCCGCGACCGACATCCAGCGGCAGATCGCCTCGCTGTTTCCACAATGGGCCGCGGCGCAAGGCCTGCCGGCACAGGCGGAACTGCAGGCCGGCCAAGGCCTGACCCAGCTCGGGCAGACGCAGCAGGCGCGCGAGCAGGCGCAGCTTGCCGATCAGAGGGCGCGGTTCGAGGGCAACCAGGCGGCGCCCTACGACACGCTGAACAGGTATCTCGAAAACATCGGGGCGAAGAGCCCGGTCGGCGGCACCAGCAGCGTGTCGAGCCCGTATTTCCAGAACCAGGGTGCGAACATTCTCGGCGGCCTGACCGGGGCAGCGGGGCTCGCAAATAGTCTTGGTGGTCTCGGTGGGTTGGGTGGTGCTGGGACAGGGGCAGCTCTGTCGGGCATTAGTTCCGGTGCATTGCCTGCTGTTATTGCTCCGGGCATCAGCAGCGCTGGGTTGGGTTCACTGGCGGCAATGAATGCCGGGACATCCTTTGCTCCAGCGTTAGCGGCAGCGGCAGCTCCCGCAGCATGGATCATCTGCACCGAGTTGATGCGACAGGGCAAGTTGCCCAAACGCCACTGGGCGGCAGGCTTGCCGGTGTTCGACCGTTATCCGGAGATCGTCAAACGCGGCTATTACGTTTGGGCGATCCCCAGCGTCAAACATCTCAGACAGCAGCCGGGTAGCCGCTACTCGCGGCTTCTCGGGGTTGTGTTCCGCTGGCGGGCTGAGGACATCGCCGCCAGGCGAGGCGTCAAAGGCGCCCGCAAGCTGTGGCGCGGTCGGGCGGTTACCGCGGCCCTCGCATTGCCGTGCCTGGCCATCGGCCTGGCGGCGGGCGAACAGGATTGGCGGCAGGTCTACAAGGAGAAAGCAATATGATGCCGTTTCCCGAGCCGAAGGGCGACATTCGTGCGCAATTGGCGGCGGTGATGGACCCCGACCATCCGAAGCGCGCCTGCTTTGTCGTGCCGGAAGACGCCGGCCAGATCCCCTACGTTCTAAACGCATTCATCGAAGCGCGGGCGGAAGGCACGCTGGTGACGCGCGACGAGGATTGGGCCAACGCCTTCCGCTGCTTTCCCAGCGAGACGGTGGCGTTCGACCGCTCGATGGCCGACATCCTGGGATATCCGGAAGCCAAGGATCGCGTCATCGCGGCTTGCGGTGGCCGCCCGGTGGCCAATGCCCGCGCGGTGCAGGTTTGGGACGTGGATGGCTGGGTCATCATCGAGGCCTTTGCCAGCCCGGCCGGATTGCGAGAGACCAAGGCTGAGTTGGAGCGCCATGTTCCGCCTGGTGGCAGCATGAATGTGCTGACCCCAATCGAGGCGATCGGCCGGCGGTTGTTGCTGAGAGAAGCGGGAAACTGATCGATGGCTGACATCTCGGCGTGGTCGCCGGTTGACGAGTCGAATACCGCGGCGCCGCCTGCGGGGGCGCCTGAGGGAATGGCTCATTCGGCCGTTAATAATACAATGCGCGCCATGATGGGCGCGGTCCGGCGGTTCTACGATTGGACGACGACCAACATTGTCGCATTGCAAAATTCCCTGGCCAACTACCTGCCGATCAGCGGCGGGTCGTTGACCGGCCCTCTCGGTACGCCGGGCCTGTATGTCAGCGGTGACGCCAACGTCAGCGGCGGGCTTGGCGTCGCTGGGAACTCAGGGCTTGCCGCGGTATCCGCAACCAGCCTGGTGGTCACCAACGGAGTAACCGCTGACTCGGTCAGCACCAACACGGTAACAGCTAACTCAGTCAGCGCATCTAATCATACCTCCGGTGTTGGTGTTAATTACTACAGCAACACCGAGCACAATTTTCGCGACCTCGGCGGCTCGATCAGCTATGCCGTGTTCCTCTCCAGCGGCACCTACAATGTGAGTGGCTCGTGGGCGACCTTCAGTGACGCCGCGCTGAAGACGGATGTCCTGCCCTACACCACGCGGGGCTTGGCTGCGGTGCTGGCGTTGCGCCCGGTTAGCTTCCGCTACTCCGGCGGACCTTTCGCCGGCCCGACCGTGCGCTACGGTCTCATTGCCCAGGAGGTCGAGGCGCACGTTCCCGAGATGGTCGAGCCGGTGACGATCGGCGGCCTCGACACGTTGTCGATCCAACCATCACACGCCTTGTTGTTGTTGATCAACTCGTGCAAGGAACTCGCGGCACGGGTCGAGGTACTAGAGCAGCGCGTGCTTTAAGGAGGGAAACAGTGTCCGATTACGCCATGCTGCGGGATCAGATCCGCATCGTCGCCGCCCGTCTTGCGCCGCAATATGTCGATATCCCTTATGTGAGCATCGTCGCCGGCTCCGCCCCGGCGTTGCCGATTTTAACCTGCGGGACAGGCAACTGGTTCGGC